ACGCCTGTCAGGTCTTGCCCCGGTGTCAGGCTTGAACGATGGTAGGTTTGGCTCAGTTGGACGCCGTCCTCCATGATGCGTGTTGCATTACGGTAGAGGATGATGCCGTTCTCGGTGACGGTAATTTGGTCAACGGCGGTGGTTTTGGTGAGTGACATGATTTTCCTTTTAAGTTAAGTGTCCAAGTTATGAAGTGTAGGTTACTGAGAAAAGTAGGCCGCCATCAGAAGACCATTCAGATGCTTGCAGTTCCCCTGTCCCAGCTCCTGCATTCCATATTCTCACCCGCAAGAAACTGCTGCTATTCGACATATAAACCGAGACAACTTGGTTGGCTGTGATATTTAAATTTTGTGCATATCCTGCGGCAACACCAGAGTTTCCGATCCCACCAGCACTAGTACTAAACGGCATCCCAGATATTCTTACTGCACCAGACACAGACCCTAAAGATGTTGTCTCACAAAATACAAACAAAGTAACTTGAGAACCAATTTTTATATAGTTACCAGTATTAGAACTTGACATAGTTGCGTTGTTCGTGCCATCACTTAAAACTGGTGTCCAAGTCCCCTCCTCATAATCATCCAGCGTGTTTGCGTCAGTTGATGCGGATTGAGTTGCGGGGAATGAGATGCCAACGCCTGTGGCTGATGTTGATGCACCCAAAAGCGCAAGAGCTCCATTGGCATTAAGGGTCATTGCTTGAGTCCAAGTAATGGCACTGCCAGCGGTGCTACTTGGCGCTGTAAACCAATAATGCTTTCCAGTATCTTGAGCATATTTGGTCGCAAAATCAGCACCAATCCGTTGCCATGCACCACTAATAACTGCTGCGTTTTGACTTATTTCAACGCCGCTATTATCGTATGTGTAGAAAGACGCTCGTTTTACTTGTATTGCCGTGCCAATACTCCAAGCACTAGGAGTAACACCCAAGCCAAAGTTACCCGCACTATCAATCCTTGCCGCCTCCGCACCTCCTTCAGAGAAAGCAATAGTGTCAGCGGCAGGGAAGAAGATACCTGTGTTTGTGTCGCCTGTTGTGGTAATGGCAGGGAGTGCCGCCGAACCAGCTTGCACAGTTGTAACGCCTGTAGCTGATAGCGTTGTAAATGCACCACTTGAAGCTGTAGTTGCGCCGACAGTGCCGTTGATGTTAATGCTGGCTGTGCCAGTCAGGTTGGTGACTGTGCCGCTGCTGGGTGTGCCAAGTGCGCCGCCATTGACGACAGGAGAGCCAGCAGTGCCTACGTTAACCGCCAACGCAGTTGCAATGCCAGTACCCAAGCCGCTTACGCCTGTGGAGATTGGCAAGCCTGTTGCGTTGGTCAACGTACCAGACGATGGTGTGCCGAGTGCCCCGCCGTTGACGACAGGAGAGCCAGCAGTTCCAACATTGACGCCTAGAGCGGTGGCAATGCCAGTGCCAAGGCTAGTGATGCCTGTGCCGCCGTTAGCCACTGGCAGGGCTGTACCTGACAGGCTGATTGCCAGTGTGCCAGTGGTGGTGACCGGGGAACCAGCAACAGACAGGAACGCTGGGACTGTTGCCGCCACAGAGGTGACTGTCCCGGTGCCTGCGCTGACGTTGACAGTGACATCATCGCCAGAGGCAGTCGCAGTAACAGTTGCACCAACAAAATTGATGTTCTTCACACCAGTGGAGATTGAACTACCTTCGTCCTTGATGCCCACTGCCCCGTTGGTGGACATAGTGCTGACAATCTTAATCTTCTCAGCCAAATCAGGGGCAACAACTTCACCGACATTGATTTGCTGACCAGAGGACAGGCTGATGACCAAGCTGCCATCAAAGTCAATATTGGCATTGGTCACTGACACACCATCTTCGCCATCCACCCCATCCTTGCCGGGGGTGCCTGGGGTGCCTTGCTTGCCATTGACGCCATCACGCCCTGGCTTGCCATCTCGACCGTTGCGTCCATCGCTGCCGTTTGAGCCATCCCGACCGTCTTTGATTGTCAGGACTCGCTTTTCAATGACATCGGTGACGTTATCAAACTTCTCGGTGATGTTGGTTTCAATCTTCTTGAAAGCCTCCACCACCATCTGCACATTCTCAGCAGCCTTGCGCTGCTGCATCTGCTTGACCTCGGACACAGAGTTGTTGACAGCACCAAAGATGTTGTCGGCAATGCCATCAACATTGGCATCATTGAAGATTTTATCGATTGCCATAATTCAACTCCGTTGCGAGTTTCTCAAGAAACTGATTTTCCATATCCACCACATTGCTCTTGGCGTTGCTCATCTGAAGTTCAACAATCTTGCTCTTGTTCTTGATGTCTGCTTCTTTGAGCATCAACTCAGCAATCTTGACGCGCTTGTCAAACTCTTTGGCGTTTGCTGAGTCTTCGTTTGGCAGATTCTTGGTCAGGCTGGCGCTCATCTTGGCCTGCACCTCGGCAGGCATCAACTGCGCCTCGGTCATCAGCTTCTGCGCCTCTGCCCTGTTCTGCTCGGCCTGGGTAGTGTTGACCGCAATCTGAGCCTGCGCTGCTTGCATTGCCAGCTGCTCTTGCATCATGGCCTTCTGCTGGGCGTTGGGGTCAGGCTGGCTCATCTGGTCAAGTGCCGCCATCAACTCAAACCTATTGGTCAGGCTGCTGTTGTTGAGTATCCCTTTGAGTATCAACGGCAGGACAGGGGTGTTTGGCCCCAAGGTCTGCAACAGACCAATGAACTGCTGCTGCTCATGCTCCCTGGCAATGATGCCCAATGTCGCAGTCGGTATGAACTTCATATCCACGCTGGGGTAACGCTCTGGGTCAAACTGCATAAACCTGTATGCAGCTTTCTCAATGAACGGTATCAGGAAGTCCTCTTGGAAGTTCACCAGAGTACGCTTGTACTTCTTGATAATCGTCGCAACCGCCATGTTCATACCGCCGCCATCTCTGGCCTGCTGGCTCACAACGCCCTGCGAGTCCAAGGTGCCAGTGCTTTGCAGCAGCATCCTCTCAAACTCCTTGGCGGTGTTGAGATTGTTGAGGCTAGTCTCACCAAACTTGAATGGGAACAGAATCTCGCTTGGGTTGCCGTTCACCAGTAGAGCCTTGCCTGGCTTCACCTCGAACTTGGCACCTCGCGGGAGTCGAGTTGCGTCCATCGCCATCATGGGGCTGGTGGTCAACGCCAGGCTGTCAAGGTGTGACCGAACCTGTGCGTCAATAGCTTTCTGCATATTGAAGGCTTTCTCCACGGTCCCGCGCCCCAGCAGGCGGTTGGGCACAGTGTCATCCTGGTAGCTGATGACAGGGCGGTCCTTCATCATGTACGGGTTGGCCTCGGCCTTGAGCAGCATCCCGTCATTGGCAATCACCACGATGGCCTCAACCATGTTGCTGTACTCGTCGGCTGCTGACGACTCGGGGAACAGATCGACGATCTCCTCGTCTTTCTTGTCCAGCATCTCCCTCGGCACCAGGCCATAGTAGGTCAGCAGCAGCACCTTCTCGTCCTGGTACTGGCTGATCTCCTGAGTTGGCTCCAGGTCGGTGTCCTCGTAAGTAGGGGTGATATTGACCTTGCGGTAGATACCTTTTTCGATGCCCTCCACAATCTTGTGGATGCTGATGTACTTCTCAATCGCCACGCCCATGCAGTCATCAATGCTGGTGCCGTTGGGGTCAAAGAGGAAATTCTTGGGGTTTATCGGCACAATCTTCACTGCCGTGCGCTCACCCTCCATGACACCAATGGCAGCGGCGGTTTGGCCTGGAACTGGCCTGGTTGCGGCAATAAACGTCTTTTCTTGCTTGACAATGATCTCGCCAATGCCAGTACCGTAGATTTCAGCCATCAACTCAATCTGATCAATGGACTTTCTGATCTTGTCGAGCTTGAAATCCTCCATCATCTGCGCTTTCAACATCGCAACGTCGATGGGATTGTTATTTACGTCCCGTAAATCATCGGTAATGTCGAAAAACTCGCCCTGACCGAATATTGCCTCCATGATCTCAGCGTGCCTTGTCTCCACGGCCTGCTGGGTGGCAGGGGTGACGATGCGGCTGCGCTCGGATTCCCTTGTTTTGTCCTCTGCTGCCCACTGACCACGGAAAATACGCTCGTATTCCAGGTAACTCTCAAGGAAGTTAGCGTTTCGGTAGTCGCGCCAGCGGTCGCAATGCTCGGTGACAAACGCAGTCAGGTCTTTGTCC